AACTTGTTTAGTGTTAGCCATAGAACGCGCTAATGCTTTAGTATAGCGAGTGCTAAGTTTGTCGTAAAGATTATCCTCTACAGCTTCTTCTGTCAGTGCAAAAGCTAAAGCAATAGTCTCGTTGGTGTACCTAGCAGTGTAAGTTTCTTGAGCATCTTCGTATGATACTCCTTGACCTTCCGGTTTTACAGCTGCATTAGCGAAACCGCCAAGCATTACTTCTTCTTCGAAAGCACGATCAGATGATTCTGAATCGAATATTTCTTTGTCTTGATTTTCGTATCGGTCGTACTCTAAACCAAACAGGGCGTTCAAACCAGGTTCGAGTTCTTTGACCAATTGCATTCTTGAAATAACCATTGTTCAATATCTCCTTAGGTTTATACGCCAGCGCCATTGTTATAGTACAGATGCTCGTTGAATCTTACGATCCAGTTAGCATTAGCACTAGCAATGTCACTGTTATCAGGATCTTCGCAAATTCTGATAATTCTTAATTGAGCAGCACCGCCTGCAGCAGCACCTAACTCAGATTTAGATTGACCATTGATAGTAGAACCCGCAGCATAAACTTGGTCAGCGTTATCGCCAACAGCAGTTTGTCCTAGAGTTGCATTATCTTGAATTTCGAAGAGCATGTTTGGATCATCGTAAACGAACGCGTCTATATCGCCCACAGTAGGTGTTATGCTACCAGGGTAGTAGTTTGACCATGTTGGTTTTTGTGTAGTAGGGTCATTGTAGAAACAACCGTTGAAAACTCCAACGTTAGCAGTGTCAGCGTTTCCACTAACCTGTATAGTTCCTGCAGCAACTAACTTAACGATATCTCCTTTAAAAATCGCAGTAGCATAGCCATCTGCAATTTTGTATTTAGAAGTACCGCCATTTTGAATGCCGCTTCCTAATTCGCCTACAGGTCTTAAACCAAATGGCGCGTCTTTATTAGCCATGATTTTTTCTCCTGAAAAAATTTAATATAACACACTCACCCCGAGTGTGTTAAAAAGTTATACTTCATCCTTAACGGATAAAGTAAAATTGTAATTTAGGGGGTTAAAATCTAGTTAGATTTTTTGCCACCAAAACTTACTTGCGACCTGCTTTCTCTCGAAACAGGCATACTAGGATGTTGGTCCTTTAGAGGATCGTTAGCGATCGCATCATCTTTATCTTGCGTTACTTTTGCAAAATGTTCTGCACGTTCTTTAACAGTCTCTATCGGAATCCTTGCTAGCATTAAACCTCCAACAGCTATAACACCTTCATATTTACCTGAATCAATTTGTGGCCAAATGTTAGTATCATATTCGTCTGCACGAACAAATTCCCAACCTTCTCGTAGTTTAGCGGATACATTTTTTTGATCCATCTGTCCTACAGATTCGGCCCTTACCCATCTGTGTTTAAATCCAGCAGGTGCAGGTGGTGCGTCTAGTTGCGATGGTGGAGACCATGGTTTCCTTCTCTCATTATGAGTTCTGGTTTCAGCCTCGCGTGATGGTAGTTTTGTTTTCATTACTTTATTATTCATATGCTTACTCCTTCACGTATTTCGCATATTCGCTTAGTGGCACACCTAACTTTTTAGCTATGGCAACTTGTGATGGTGTGAGTCTCACGGTGCCTTTGCGCCTTGCTACCGGTGCACTTCTATTTGCAGAAGCTACCGTTTGAGTAGGCGAAACTGGTTGTTCAAACTTATGCGGAAATGTTTCACGCATTCTTTTGTCTATCTCACTATAATAGTCATCAGATGCTGTGTCAAATCCTTCTTCCATTAGTTTACGATGAATTGAGAAAGAAGTCAAGGTCATTGGTTCATCTGAACCAAACCAATCATTTTTTTCAGCCCATGCTTCAGCTTTAGGATCTGGCGGAGCAGGTCTTGCAGCTTGTGGTTGTGGTTGTTGAATTTGTTGAGGCATTTGAGGTTGATTAGGGTCAACTCCACGTGCTTCCATTTCTTTTTTTAATCTTTCTCTTTGATCAATACTTCTTTTAGCTCTATCAGAATCTATGGCTAACCTAGCTAGTTTTTGTTGAGCTTCTACTTGTAAATCAATATCACCTAGATCCATAGCATCTTTTAATTGCTTTTTAGCTTCAGCAGTTTGAGATTCTACACGTGTAGCAAATTCATTTACATAACCTGTATCTAATTGACGAGCACGTTTTTCTAGTTCAGTTTGTTTAGTTTGCACACCTTGTGCAAATTCAACAGCAGCTTGTTCCCTTCTTTCTGCTTCGCGTAATTTTTTAGTTAATTTGTCTATACGGGATTGAACTTTTTTCCCATAATCTTCCATTTCTCCTTCAGATGCTGTTTCTTTTTTATCTTCAATAACAACTTCTTTAGATTCGTTGACTACTTCAACATCATCTTCCTTATTAATTTTCTTTTCTGTATCGTCTAATTTAACATCAACAGATTCTCCAGTAGAAGGAAGGTCTACCATTTTTTCATCGGCTTCGGCTTGCGTTTCTATTGCAGGCATATTTTACTCCTGTTTACTTATATTGCAAGATATCCTCTGGGTCTTTTACCACAGCAATTATCTCGTCATCATTTAATATTCTCACTTCTCCACCTTCTATTCCAAACCTAGATCCAGCATAGCGACCAAATATAATCCAATCACCTTTCTTGCACCAAGGTCCATTTGGAAACCTTTCTTCATTTTTATAGCATTCTTCACCCATTTTAAGAACTAAAGCGGTTACGGTTGTGTAACCACGTTCTTCCATGTGTTGATCTGTTAGTATAACTCCACCTTTTGTTTTACCTTGTCCTTTGTATGGTAAAACTAATAATCTCCAACCAGTAGGATCTGGTAATCGTTCTAATACTTTATCGGTAGGTAAGTGCTCTATGTCAGCAGTAGCATCTTCTTGTAATTTTTTAAGAAAGCGATTTTCTTTATCTTCTGCTATCTTATTATTTTCATCAGCTTCTACAGCCAAATCTTTTTCCTCTAACGCGAATACACGTTTAGGTAATTCTTTCTCCGTCATTGTTTTCCTCATCTTTCTGCAGGTCTTGAATCTCCTGTTCCATTATTGTGTAAGCTTTGTGCTCGCCCACTGCTTTAACATATTCATCAAAGCTTGGCAAGCCCGCAGCTATAACATCTTTTAATTCATTTTTGCGCGTTCGTAATCTTTTTAAAATTACGTAAATCGCGGTTTCGTCTCGCATTAAATGCCTTTCTTTTTATTTTTTAAATCCGTAAGATCCTTTAGGCTTTCTAGTTGCTTTAGCAACGTTTCTTCTACCTTTCATAGACATTTTTTTACCAGCTTCTTTACCCATGGTCATACCTAATTGTTCATCTTTTCTATCGTTATAACCTTGTTTTTTCTTTTTTTTCTTAACTGAACCACCTTTTTTATAGGTAGTAGTCATCATTTTTTTACCAGGTGTTTTTCTAGCTTCTGGCCTAGCCATTATTTTTCCAACCATTTTAACAATTCCATTTACGCAATGATTTATTTATCCTCGAATTAGGATCGTTAGCCGTCTTTGCGCTTGTACGGCTTTTTTTCATGCCAGACATTCTCGCACAAAAACTCTTTCTTCTATTAGCAGCTTTTGATCCCTTTTTCAACTTAGAGGGTTTAGTAGTCACTGCTGTTTTTAATTTAGAACCTGGGTTAGCTTTTCTATAAGAAGCAACACCTTTTTTGTTCAATCCACCTGATTTACTTTTTCCTTCTTTACGTTGCCATGCTGCTGTCTTAGGCATATTTTGTTTTTTTTCTTCTGTTTTCCATTACCATGCCGCAACCCTTTGCTATGCCTTTTGGATTCTTATCTGATTTAGCTTTTCTTTTTTGTGATAATGATTTTTTCTTAGCCATTAATATATTGTAGTAGTAGGTCTTTTATTAGGCAGCATTAAATTAAAACCTCTTGGTTTTACCACCATACCACCTTTGTTTTTTTTGATAGGTTTACTTCCGTATTTCTCAGTCCACTCTTTAGCTATTTTAGGCTCATTAGCAAATAAATATCTACGTTGTTTTTCTGATTTAAAAGGCATTATTTACTTTGGCTTTTTTTAATAGCTGCAGCTGTAGGAGCGCCTTTAGCACCTTTCTTTCTCATTGTTTCACCACGTTTTCTTTTTTGATGAATGTTATACCATAAACCTTTTTTAGCTGTTTTACCTTCTTTAGTTACATGTGTATCTTTTTTAGCAGTTCCACCTTTTTTCATACCAGTTTTCTTTTTAGCCATAGATTTGGAGATAGCTCTAGATCTAGCTGCTTCCCAACCTTCTATTTTACCATTTTTGTTTATGTCTGCTTTTGATTTTTTAATCATTATTTGTCTCCTTATTTTTTCTTAATTAAACCCATTGCACCTTTTCCAGCCTTAATGCCGAAGCTCGCTGAGCAGGCTATATATAATAAATGTTTATAATAATCCGGAAGTGACTGCAGGGCAACAAACCCAGCATGAATATGTTCTGTCATTCCTGGAAAAAATACGAGCGTTGCCGGTGCCAGAAGGCAAATTAAAATTAGCTCATCTTTCCACGACCCTTTCATTTGATCAACGGCTGATGCTTCCCATTTAATTTTTCCTGCTGCTATATCTTCTTGCTTCTTTTTTTCTGCTTGAATTTTAGCAATCTTTACTTCACCATTTAATTTCTTTGTCGCTACGAAGCCTTTTACTCCGTCTGCTACTACGCCCAATAAGGGTTTTGCCAACAAATGCCACATAATTACCTCACTAATTCCATTATACCACCACGTGCCATTTGAGGCATGGCCATTTTAGTATATGGATTATATCTATTAACACGAATCATATAATCAAGCAACTCTGTTTGACCTGGGACGTTTTCTCCAGCACCTAATTGCTTTGGACCTTGGTTCATCATAGCGTAAGCTGCTGCATCTCCTCCGTAACCATCTCCTCCGTAACCATAATCAAAGCCAGAAGAACCACCAAATAGTGTATCACTAAAATCTTCATCTTCATCATCATAAAAACCTTTAGAAGTTTCATCATAACCATCACCAGTTATATCTTGAAAACCAACTTGAGATTTAAACCAATCTTTCCAATCTTTGGATAATTTTCCCGTAGATTGTTCATAATCAATTAAACTTTCACCAGAAGCTGCAATTTCAGCTAAGTCTTCATA